ATCTAACGAGGGTTAACTTAATAAACGTTGGTCTGGGTTTGTTCCCAGACTATATGTTCCTTAAACCGAGTAAGCTCCATTATGAGCTTAGTGATCACCTGGTTGCTAGTGACATGCCTATGGTCATAGCTTACCCACGTGAGTTCGGAAAGTCTACCTATGCGTGGGAGTTCCTCAGTGCGTGGAATGTTTTACATCGTAAGTACAACTACATAATGTATATAGGGTCTACGTATGAGATAGCGAAATCGAGGTTCCTCGATATAAAATCGGCTATTAAAACGCATCCTATTTTAAGATCACAGGTACAAATCGATAAGGACACTGCTGACAAGTTCTTCTATCGCATAGGTTCCGAGCGGTTTTTCTTGGCTTGTTACGGTGCAGGACAGCAGTTGCGCGGTTCTAGGTTTGAGAAGTTTCGGCCTGACTTAGTAGTGTTGGATGACCTTGAGACCACTGAAGGAGTTCGATCTCCAGATCAGAGACTAAAGCTTAAGGACTGGTTTTACGCTGACGTAATACCTCTAGGTAAAGAGGCTAGATTCTTTATGATAGGAACGTTTTTGCACGAAGACTGTTTGCTAGCTAACATAATGGAAAAGCCACCTATTGACCCGAGGAGTCAAAAGGAGTGGATAGTAAAACGATATGGTGTTCTTGATGAAGAAGTGAACTCTACTTGGCCGGAGAGGTACACGCAAGACTTCATTGACACAAGGCGTAAAGAGTTCATCAAAGCTGGCATGTTGCACAGGTTTAACACTGAGTACATGAACGTTGCTGTAGCTCGGGAGGACAGAGCGTTTGATCCTAAGCGCATTAGGTTCTTTAACCGGGAGCAACTTGACGTGGCTATGCGTAAAATGGACCTGATAATAACAGTTGACCCAGGCATTTCGAAAGACTTGAATCGTGACCCTACTGTTATTTTGACTTCAGGTATGGACTCTGATGGAAACATTTGGGTTCTTGACGTTCTCAGAAGGAGAATGGTTCAGCACGAAATACTGGACGCAATAGTCGAGAAGTACAGACAATGGCATCCGAGGACGGTCTACTTGGAGGCAGTTCAAGGTCAAGAGTATTTATTGCAAGAGATACAGTTTGGGCGTCACAGATCAGGCACAATAGTCCCTATCGAGAAGATAGACGGCAAACAGGTAAGGATGGGTAAAGAGACAAGAATATACGCTTTGGAAGACGTATTTCACAATCGTAAGATATTATGTCCGACTTCTTCTGATTGGTGGGTTGACTTCGTAGACGAGTTGATAACATTTCCTAGGGGTAAACACGATGACATCATCGACTGTTTTGTAGCAGGTACGAAAATTGTCACTGATTCAGGTGAGAAAAACATAGAGGACGTAACTATATCAGATAAGGTTTTAACGAGAGAAGGTTTCAAACCAGTAGTACGTGCTTGGTGCAGTGGGCGTAAAGAAGTTATAACTAGGTTTGGGTTAACGGGTACGCCCAGTCATTTAGTTTGGACAGAGAATAGAGGTTGGGTGCGTCTTGACGCTCTAACTTACGATGATATAATAGTCTCATGCGAGAAGAGTACGAATTCAACGGAAAGCTATACTTTAGGTATCCAGAAGCAAAGCAATCTACGCACAGAAGGTACTACATATGTACAAGAAGAAAGTGGAAGGACAAGCCGTCTTGGCTGCACAGAGACGTGTGGGAGTACCACAACGGTCCTATCCCAGAAGGGCACCACGTACACCATGCAGACGGAGACTACAACAACAACTCAGTTGAAAACCTTGTATGCTTATCCTCTAAGCAACATCAAGAGGAACACAGATCAGAGAGATCTAAGCGAGCAAAGTCTAAAGAGCACCTCGAGCATCTCGATAGAATCAGAAACAAAACTAAAGAGTGGCACAGAAGTAAAGAAGGCAGAGAATGGCACAGGCAACACTCTAAGAGAATTATCGAACAAGCAGATTATCCAGAACGAACTTGTGAATGCGGAGTTAAATTCAAACCTAAAATCAGCAGACAACGGTACTGTTGTTCAAGATGCGCAAATAAATACTACGCAAGAGAGTGGAGAGCAAAGAAAAGAAATAGTGTATGACATACACGTTGCTGATTGCCATGAGTTCTTTGCTAACGGTGTACTAGTCCATAATTGTTTGAGTTATTCTAAATTAAATCATGTTCAACTTGGGCATTACAAAATAGATGAGGAAGCTATAATGTCAAGAGTAAGCCCAACGGTATTTTAATATGAGCAAAATAGAAGATCCTATCCCTAACTTTCCTAAAGTTAGCATTAGCGCATTAGAAGCTGATTTGAACGCTGAGTTCAGCTCATTAGAGTCGGGGTACAACGAAGACAAGGCTCGAAGGATGAGACTCTGGAAGGAGTATCAGTTCCAAATGTACGGAAATGAGCGAGAGGGTCAGAGTAAAATAGTCGATTCTACTATATTTAATGTGGTCGAATGGATGACTCCGAGCTTGATAAAGCCTTTCGTTGAGACAGATAATATAGTAAAGATAGATCCTAGTAGCGCTAATTTGAAAGACATTGTGTCTGCTGAGTACAACAGAGAGTTAATTCATTATCAGCTAAAAAAGAAGTTGGATACGTACACAGTGTTGTATGATACGTTTAAGACTTTCCTTGTCGGTGGTAAGTCGTACATTAAAGCCACTTGGCAGAAGAGAGATCTAGAAAGTTTTGAGCCCGTTGGAAGACCTAAGTGGACCCCAGTTACCCCTGATGCTATTCGGTGGGATTGGACTGTTAAGGGCGGGTTTATGCATAGCCACGTGGTTACTCACGAAGAAGATTGGCCGAAAGGAGAAGTTCAGAAGATCCTCGGTCTCCCTGGAGTTCTCAAAGACAAGCTACAAAAGATACTTGAGCGTAAGGGTCGTGACGCAAAAACTACTCGATTACGCGATGAACAGCAGGAGAGTACGAACTGGGTCGGTGAGCATGAGTCACATACGAACAAAGGGATGGACCTCTTTCTTAGACGTGAGCACTGGACTCGCTATGATATGGGTGATGGGGTTGTTTGTATACTGGCTGTATTCATCGATGATGAGCTTGTTCAGGTAGTAAAGAACCCTTATAAATTCAAGCGCCCTCCGTTTGTTATGGGTGAGTGCATAAGAGATCCACTAGGTAACCCAGCAGTAGGTTGGGCAGAAATTTTAAGTGACCTCCAAAAGTACAGGTCGAGCATACTTAGAATGACGAGTGACAACTTGAATTCTCAGCACAACGGAATTTATGAAGTTGACATTACGGCAGTCGATGAGGTCGGTATGCGACTATTGCAATTCGCGCCTCAAGGTTCTAGAATTCCTATTCCTACCAGAAAGCCTGGTAGTATTAATCCTCTTTCTCCGTCTCCTATAGCGCAGCAAGCTTTTACTATTTGGGAGCTTCTTGAGGTAGCGTCTGAGAACAGAGGTGGTTTCACTAGGTACAGTCAAGGTCTGGATAGCAAGTCGCTAAACCAGACAGCTACTGGTTTTGTCGGCATCACACAGAAATCAGAAATGAGAATGTGGGAGATAGCTAAACGTTTCTCAGAGTATGCGCTTAAGCCTTTGGTTAGAATGACGATAGCTCTTAACCAACAGTTTCTGGAAAGACAAGACATCGAGATTCAGTTCGGTATTAATGCTAGGGGTCATTCAGTTTATGACGATGAAGGCAACGAGATTCAATTGGACAGAAAACCTGGAGATTTAGTAAGCGTAGGTAAAGAGGACATCGGTGGTATTTTCAGTTCTGATTTGGATATTCCTTTTGGTAACGAGAGGGAGCAGCAAGTAAATGACCTTCTGCGCTACGCCCAGTATGTGTCACCGTTCGCTCAAAACGACCCGTCACTTCAACCTCTATTCAAATACATAGCAATTAAGCTAGCTGAGAAGATGGGTCTCAAAGATGTTAAATACCAAATACAAGGAGAAGAAAATGGAGGACGTGGAATCACAATCCCGACAGGCGCTCAGGGTAGCGCTCAAGAGGCAAGCGGATTTGGCGCAGGATCTCAAGTCCCTGGAGGACAATCAGGCTTTCCGCAGCCTAATTATTGATGGGTTTTTAGGCGAAGAATATGCAAAAGCAAAAGAAGAACTGCTCAAAGCGATCCAAAATGGTGACAAAGAAACAGAAGAGCAAAAAAGGATTTACGTCTGTGAGAGGTATGCTCTAGAGAATTACCTAGAAAGCGTAAGACGTGGGTCTAAAGCGGAGAAGTACATCGAACTAGACGACCTGTTGGCTTTAGGTGAGCTTAGTCAAGATGAGGTTTTTGAACAACTTAGGAGGATGAATAGTGAGTGAAGAGACAAATAATGAGACAGCTAGTGAGACAGTTGCTAGTGGCCCTGTCGTTGGTGAAAATCTGTCTGATAGCGCTGTTGCGTTACTGGACAAGATGAAAGAGGAGGGTGAGTTCGATCAAGCATCTCCGGACGAAAACCAAGAAAATAATGAATCTTCTACTGAGCCTAGCGGGGAAGAAAAACAGGAAGTCAGCGATAAAGGTCAAGACACTTTTACGTTCAAGGTAAAGGGCAAAGACCAAGAGTTCACTCACGATCAAATACGTCATGCTCTATCTAGAGAGGATACGTTTCAGAAAAAGTATAACGACATAGAACAGAGTGAAGCTTACCGGCTAGGTGTTTTAATGTCAGCTGCCAAAGAGGGAAACAAAGGCGCTCAGAAGAAGCTAAAGGATATGCTTGTCGGATTTACAGGTGCTTCGGATGACGACTCTATGCTGGATTCTTTGGACAGTGTCGATGAAACTTTTGACGAAAACGAGGCTACTGAGAAGAAGAGATACGAAAGTAGTATGGAAGCAAGTTTCTCAGATGTTAAGGATTCGGTTGACTTTGAGAAGAACATTGGTATAGTGCAATCAGAGCTGAAAGAACTCATGCCTGAAAAGGTATGGGAGTCCTACTGGGACGATCCGGAAGCTCGACGCACGATGTATGACTTGGTCGCGTCAGGCAGGATGACCGAGCTTATGGAAACGTTCAACCGTGAGCTTGAGAGTCTACCTCTCGTTGAGCAGGTTAAGATCAAGCGTGATCCAGATTGGTATGGTGATCTTTTCGTGGCTGTGGTAAAACAGCAGAACGCACGTCAAGTGGATAAGTCCAATAAGGATCAGGGACCAACAGAGGCAGACGCAGTGTCTACGGGAGAACTCTCTAGATCTAAGTCTGCAACTAGCGATCCAGGCCCTAATTTCGACAACATGACATCGGCAGAATTTGCTGAATGGAAGCGAAAGAACGGGATTTCCGCATGATTTTTTCCAAGCAATAACGAAAAGAAAGGATAGCTGTCATGGCTGTTAACGTCAGTACGGGTACTATTGGAGCTGCATCACCCTCAGCCGGTACGTTCCCCGCAAACCACAAATTCTACATGCGTCAATTTCTTGAGGTTCTCGGACCTGAGTTGATGTATGACAAGTTCGGTGACATGGTTGCCATCGATCCAAATAACTCGAACACAATCGTAGCTAACAAAGTAGCCAAACTGTCTACTCTTGAAAGCTCTCCGTTGACTGAAGGTACTACTCCTTCAGAGCAAACGTTCACCCTTACTCGTATCGAGCAGTCGATCAATCAGTATGGCGGTTTCGCTCGTACTTCAGATCGTCTTTCGGAAGAGTCTGTGAATGGAATCACCACTGAGTTCACTACTCGCATTGCCGAGCAGGGAGCTGAAACCATGAACCTCGTTATGCGCGACGACCTTCTTGGCTCGACTAACGTTCGTCGTTCAGGTGCAGCTGCTACTATTGACGACATCGGTCCTGGCGATGGACCTACTGTAGCTGACTTCACTTACATGTGGGAAGCTTTCAAAGCAGAAAAGGTTCGTCCTTGGGCTCCTATGACTAAGGGTTCTCCGAACACTGGTACTCAACCCATCGCGGAAGCTTTCCCGATGATCGTTCCTGTTGAAGCTCGTAGCCTTCTTGAAGCGCTTGACGATACCAACGGAAACGCTTTTGAAAACGTTTACACTTACGCAGGTCAGATCGAAGTTTGGCCCCACGAAATCGGACGTTTCAAAGAGTTCCGCTTCATTGTTGACACTGAAGCTGAGATCGCAAACAACAGCAACGGTACTCCACAGAAAGTAGCTAGATGTCTTTGCTTCGGTAAAGGCGTTGAGGGTAAAGCTTACAAGACTACAACTATCGGAAACAGCAACATGGAGCTTATCATTAAGCCTCTCGGTTCTTCCGGTACTGCCGATCCCCTCAATCAACGTGCATCAGTCGGTTGGAAAGCCAAGAAAGGTGCTTTCGTAACACAGCCTACTTACATGTTCCGTTATGAGTTCTCGATAGGTAACGTCTAGTACCTGCTAGGCACAGGGGGAGTCTGGTTTTGTTCTGTCCTCCGCTGACAAACCAGACTTTCCTGCCTAGCCTATCATTTAAAACCTAACCAAATAAGGAGTTTAATTTGGAAACCTTGCCTAGCGAAAAGAAAACACGTTCTACTAAGGGCGCTGAACTCACTGAAGAGCAGAAAGCTGCTGAGTTCAAAAAGAAATACAGTAGACGATGGAGATGCAAAGTAGAAGCAATCCGTCGTGGAGACACATTCTGGGAAGTGACAGTACCTGATCCTTCGAACAGAGACAGACCAATCCCTCTTAAAGGGCACTGTGGTCACTGGATTGAAGAAGGCTTGCCTCTTCACGCTATTGACTGTCTTCAGAATGCGTATTACACAGAGACCCGTGAGCGCAAAGCACCTTCATCAGTTGACAGAGCTGTTGAAGTAGAGAGCGTAAGAGTTCCTCTGTATCGTGTAACTGTCGGTGAAGAGATCGAAAACCCTAAACCCATAGGTCGATCCAATGCTGACCATAAGAGGGTTGTTGCTCTGTGACACTTGAAGATCTGATAACAGCTGCCAGGCGTTACGTTGAAGACGAAGGCGGGTTTCGGTGGAACGATAAAGTCGTAACCGAGTACGTCGTAGAAGCTTATAGGCGAATAGCAGCTGTTGTCGGGTTGGTAAGTCAAAGAGCTGCGTACAACGTAGTTCAGTCTCAGCAAACATACTCCATCGGGTTGCCTAATGCTACCAGAATAACTCAAGTACATATAACTCCAGAGAACAGCGCTGAGAGTTACTATTTGACACAGTTGCCGTTGTCTAAGATATCGGTTAATTCAACAGAGGAGAGTACTTCTCCTAACGTCTATGCGTTAGAAATAGTAGAAGGTGGGTACGAACTTTTCCTCTGGCCCCCTCCCAGTGTTAATATCACAAATGGTTTGCTTGTAGATTACGAGGAGCCTTTTAATTTGGTTCTCGCAGCTAACGATGCAGACGCAGGAGAGTTGGCTACAGTAATGCCGTACCCATCGCATTTCGACTTAGTCGCAAAACAGCTGACAGCTTCGTATCTGTTGTCTGAAATGAACGACGCGAACACAGTTCAGAAAGGTCAACAGTTGGCTTTATCAGCCGACTTGTTGCTAAGAACAAGAGCAGCAGTTCATAGTGATACCCATTGGGACGCTAATCCTGATAGAAGCTTCCCTTGATTTTAGATAAAGTAGCTGAAGTATTAGAATCAATACTGAGGCGATTAGACTCTATAGAGGCTCAGTTAGCTAAAGGTAGCGTCAACAGTTTAGGTTTGTCCGAGCTTAATAGTTTAAAGAACGAACTTAAACATCGAACAAGATTGGAGTTCCTTGAAGCTAATATAAAGTTCCATGAAAAAGCTATGGGCATGGATGTTCAAAGAGCTAGTAACGATCCTGAGTTCGCTAAGAAATATGGAGACAAAAACTTAGCAAGAGCCGAGGCATTTGTTAATTCTTGTGAGCATATAAAGAATGTTAAAGCTACTGATGATTTGATGCGTCTAGTGTCAGATAATCTACGTGATAATTACAGTGTTGTCATGGACATGGTGTCAGAGACATTGATCGGAAGAATACATAAAGACATTATGGACTCTGAAAAAAGAGTTCATGTGCTGTCGAAGAACGTAGGAGAGATCATATCAAAACTAAGTGATGTTGGGTCTGACGTAGAACAACTAATAGACGCTAAAACCAGGAAGCAAGTTCAGAAGTTACACGGGCTGATTAACGTTGTAGAGAATACGCAGAGAAAAAGCGCTGAAATATTCAAGGGAATGGTAGAGGCAACTCGTAAAACTCATGAGGCTACACTTGCTGCTGAAGGCGTTGAGACTCGAGTTGTGTTGTCTGCTGAGAAGAAACTGTCTCAGTCTACGTCTCAACATATTAAGAATATTTCTAAATTAGAGGAGCGAGTTACCGACACAGTAAAGAACATTCGCGGATCTTTAGGTGAACTTTGGTTTGACGGTGAAGGTAAGATAAAGAAATTAAGCGATCAGACTAAGAAATTACTGGACTCGTTATCTTTGTCAGCTAGAGA